ATATTTTTAATCACTAAAAGCATTGTGTATAGTTCGAGTCCTGTCACCTCGACCACAACAAATGCCGTAGATTCGTTTAAATCTACGGCATTTTCCTTTTCAAGTACACGTTTTAGTACACACTTACCTATTTTCTCTGCAAACTGTGTACCAAATCATTATACACCTCCGGACGTGCTTCTTTCAGCGCATCCATAAACTCATCCAGCACACGCCACACTCGCCCGGTATCGGCCTTTTTTACAATCTCCAAAAATTCACTCATCCTGTAAACGCTCCAATTTCCGCATTACGCCATTATAAACTTTAGGGTTTGCTACATACAAGGCCGACATAAGCTCATCCAGCACGTTCAGCGCTGCTGCGATGTCTACGTTTGACACAGCCCGCAAAAAGTCACTGCCACCAACAGCATCCCTTGTAGGCGGCTCTGCCGCTTCGTAGTAGCGCACAGGCTCTTGCAGTTCTGCTTTCTGCGGAGAATGGGACGCATCTGCAAGACGCTGATTTTTCACAACATAAAGCGCAGCCAAATTTTTAACTCTGGTCATGGTGAGTTCGCTGTTTTCGATTTCGGCTATAGCGCCGTCAATCTCTCGCACGTCAACCATAGCCCTTACACCTCACTTTAACCGTTTCGCATCGTGTCAATGCAGCGCTGGATGACTTCCCTGTCTTTGCTGTCAGCCCCGCGCATAATATCTTCCATGCGGGAAATCAGAGAATCGCGCCCATCGTCCATGCTGTAGTGCCCGCGCACATAATGCGAACCGCGCCGCGCATAGCTGCTGCCGCGTCCATAATTGCCGCGCATGTTGGCGCTCCAATCACCATCGCGGCTGTAATCTTCATCGCGGCTGTAACCGTCATCTTCCAGCATGACAATTTTGTCGATGTTTTTGATAGTGTCAGTCAGCTTGTGAACAGTTTCCAAGTCACCGGCAGACATTTCACCCTTCTTTCCGATTTCGTCCAGTTCTGCGCACAGCATGTCTTTCAAGTCATACAAAACTCTTTTACTCATGGTTTACTCCTTTCAGCTCACTCTCTCGACCACAAAGTTTGCGTTTGCAAACAAAACGGTTTGTGTGCTTGTATTTTCGGCGGCAACGGTCAGGCAGCAGCCGCGCGGAACTTCGACAAAAGCCGTGACGTAAATATTAAAATAGTTTTCTACTGCTGCCGGTGTCACGATTGCAGTCGCACTGTTCAGCGGTTCACCGTTGATGGCAAGCGCAGCCGTAATAGCTCCCACTGTGCCGCCGGTAGGGATAGCAATGTTTGCACCAAATCCCACTTTGAAACGGGCTTTGCACTGGCTTGTAATGCCGCGCAGCGTAACAATACCGGCGCCCTCTCTGTGTACGACACAGCCCTTACCCGCTACTGCCGTTTCCGTCAGAGGCACGTTCTGGCCTGCTGCCACGCTCACGGTATTGGCGTTTGTAAATTCAGCCATAAAATCATTCCTTTCAAAAAAAGATAGTGGCGGGACGATTGCCCCGCCACATTTTGCACTATCGGCACGGGGCCGAACATGTCAGATGTTCCGACAAGTTGCCGTATTCGTTTTTAGCATCCGCAGCCGTTGCAGCCGCCGCAATTCCCGTACTGATACGGTGCAGGAACGGGGAAAGCCGGAACAGGGCGGGGGTTGTAGTAAGCGAGCTGCCCGCTCATATAGGCTTTCAGCGTTTCATTCTGCGCAGCCTGACTTGCGGCAAGCTGTGCGGCAAAAAGCTGCTGGTTCTGCTCGGCAATCTTGGCATCTTTAGCCTCAATGCGCTGCGCCGTCAGTGCGTCAAGCACAGCGCGTGCGTTCGCGTTCTGGTTTTCAATGATGTCCCGAGTGCCGTTCTGAATGGTCTGGCGCGTGTCGCAAGCCTGCGTAGCAAGGTTGTAGTTAACGCCCTGAATAGCCTCGCGGGTCTCGCAGCAGCAATTCGCCTGCTGCATCTGCATGGCATTCAGCTGCTGCATAAATGCCGCCTGCTGATTGGCGCGGCTGATTTCGGCGCTCATAAAGCCCTGCTGCATAGCGTTCTGCACACCGTTGACAAGCTGTGCCTGAGCATAGAAGCCGTCACACAGGCCGTTGTTCACGACGTCGATTTTGCGCTCGATGTTGGCAAAATCACTGGTGAGGATGTATCCATCAACTGCGCCGGTGCTGCCGTTGCCGCCAAAGCCGTTGTTGCCCCAGTTGCCGCCCCAGCCGCAGAAAACGAAGAGGAAAAGAATAATAATCCACCACGCACCATCGCCGCCAAAGCCCCAGCCGTTGCCATTGCCCGTATTCGCGGGCTGAACAGGCATTGTCATAACAGTGCCGTCCGAAGAAAGACTCATGTTTAACTCCTTTCAAAAGTTGAATGTATTGTTCACCGTGCGCACGGTTTGAACCTATTGTAAAAAGCTCTGAAACTGCTGCGCCATCGCTTGCAGCTGGTTTAGCTGCTTCTGGCTCATTTTGCCAGATTGCAGCAGTTTTTGAACTTCTTGCTTCGGGTCGCCTTGAAAATTTTGTCGGAACTGCTGAAACTGCTGCATCATTTGCTGAAATTGTCCCATTGCGCCCGGCATTTTGCCGCCGCCAAGAGCGTTAAACAGAGGGTTGCTCATTGTCTGCCTCCTTTTTCTTGCGCGTCAAAGGTTTATCCGCCGCCAGCGCGTCAAAGCGGGCTGTCAACGCGTTGAACTCTTGCCGTGTGACATATTCCTCTTTCGGTTTTTGCGCGGTCTGTGCGGGCTGTTTCTGGCTTGCCGTGCGTTCCGAGTAGTCAAAAACGCGCAATGGCTGCGGCATACCGCTGGCGTCGGTGGACTTAATGTAAAATGTACTGTTTTCGCTGTCCATCAGCAGTACGCTGTTCCCTGCCGCCACCATATACGCTTTGGCTCCTTCTTCACCCTGCACCCAGATAATAGGCGAGCTTTGCTGTGCCGGTTGCTGCTGCGGATATGCCGCTTGCCGGAGCTGTGTAAGCTGATCGGGCATGGCCGAAGGCATCTGCTGCCCCATTGGATAATAGTTCGGCATATAGCCGGGCTGATACGGTACGCCAAACGCCATAGTCAATCATCCTTTCTGCCAGTAGTACAGCGGCACTTCATCGCCGCTGTCCCATGTATCCAGCCAATCGCCATTTTGCACGCACACAACATGCGTAGCCATTGCCAAAATATACGTGCCGTCCGAGTGGTCTTTTGCAAACTGCGCCACTGTGTAACAATCCGGGCAGCTGTTCGGCAACGCGTAGCGCTTCCACCCACATCGCCGCAGATAACTGCCCCAGACATAGTTTGCAGACGGCATATCATGCAGTTCAAATCCTGCCAACACAAGCGCCGCATATACAGTCGCCCACTCTTGATGCGTTGCGGCTGCAATGGCTCTGACGGTACAATCGCCGACGCGCTTTTGTTCCGGGTTTAGGTTGATTTGCTTGTATGCCATCCGAACCGCTCCTTTTATCTAAATTGTACAAAAAAAGACGGCACAACGTAGGCCAGTAAAGTGCCAACATTGTGCCGTCTTTGGGACAAAATAAAAAAGGCGCGGCCACAAAAGCAGCCGCGCCCTTTAAATCAGCCTATTTTGTTTTTGATGCTGTGTACGCGCCGTTTTACCGTGCGCTCGCTACAATTCAGTTCTGCCGCAATATCAGCATTGCGCCAGCCGCGCCGCCGAAGCTGCAAAACATCCGTTTCTTCATCGGTCAGCAAACCGCCGACAAAATCAAACTTTGGCATGATTACTCATCCTTCTTGTTCTTGCTTTCGGTCTGTGTGCCAAAATAAAAGGCCACAACCATTGTCACAATGGTCATGACCGTGTCCGGCTGTAATTTCTCCCGCAGCGCCAATGCCGCAAACACTGCAACGACAACCAGCGTCACAATGGTTTTGACCTTGATAAGCGCGGCAATGTTCTTGATAAAATCACCCATAGAGCTGTACCTCACTTTCCGTCCAAATCGTGCAAACGCTGCTCATGCCGTTGCAGCGTTTCATCTTGCTCTTCGTTGTGCTCCCACAACCGTTTATGGCTCGCACTGTTGCTCTTGTCGTTTTCCTGCACTTGCTTGGCCACGCTGTCAAGCAGCGCTTTCAGCTGCGTGATACTGGTATTCAACTTCAACAGCGGCGTCGTGACCGTCATAATCAGTCCAGCAAGTACAACAATGTCCTTGACAATATCCCAATCCGTCATTCTTCACTTCCGTTCTGGGCGTCAGACCCACTCGCTCTTGTACAGCCCGGCATCCGTCAGGCCGCGTTCCTTGCACAGCAAGAAAATTGCGTCTGCGTCCCCCTGCGTCACCGGCCCTACCGTGATGACCTGCAGCTTGTTTGCAGGCTTGTCCGCTGCGGGCAGGGCCTTGACCAGATGATTCAAATCAACCACGCCAGTGATGCCCGGCACGCCGCCCTGCCCGTATTGGTGGATGTAGCGCGGCAGCGTCTTGTCGTAGTTCGTGCGCGTGTCGGCAAGCCAGCCGATGCAATCTTCACACAGGTAGGTGTAGTCGATGTTTGCGCCTGCAAACGCCGTGAAGGTGTAGATGCCTGCCGTGAATCCGTGCGTCTTGGCCTTTTCGCAGAACGCCATTGCAATTGCCGTGCGCTGGTCTTTGGTCAGGTTGTCGGCGCGGCCATCGTGCGTGGCATGGCTCCACTCGGCATCGAAAAACAGCGGGTATCCAGACGGTGCAAGGCTTGCGCAGAAGTCGGCTTCCTCGCGGGCTTCGTCCACCGTGATGGCCTGCGAGAAGAAGTAGAACCCCAGCAGCTTGTTGTTGGCCTTGGCCCCGGCCAAGTTGGCGTCGTATTGCTCGTCCTTCATCAGTGCGCCGGTGCCATAACCACGGTAGCCGATGCGCACCAGGGCGCGGTAGGGAACCTTTGCCCAGTCGATGGTGCCCTGATGGTGAGACACATCAATCAGCACTTCCTCGCCGCTGGGCCGTGCAGGCTGGTCACCGTATGTGCCCGCCTTGTTGGGTATGCCTGCATACGCAGTCGGGTCAAGACCCTTGCTCGTGGCAGTGGCTCGCACTTCAAAGTGGCAGTGCGTCCATGTGCCTGCGGCGTTGCCAGTCTGTCCGACAACCGCCAGCACATCGCCGGTCTTTACTTTCTGCCCTACGCTTGCAAGCAACTTGGAGCAGTGGCAAAAATACAGGTAATTCACTGCATCCGGGGTCTGGTTTGCGTCCAGCTTCACGCAGATATAATAGCCCCATTCCCATGTCTTGTTGCTCTTGTTCGTCACGATACGGGCTGTAACAACGGTTCCTGCAATGCTCTTGCCGTTGTAACCGGGCATGCGGATTTTGTCGTCATCCATACCGCAAACATCAATGCCGCCGTGCCAGGTCTTGCCGCCGCCGCGCGTGTAACCGTAGCAGCTGTACGGGTACTTCACGAGATTTCTTCCGCTAAAAATCATGGTATCACTTCCTATCATTCGTTGGTGGTATTTTCAGCGCCGTCAACCTCCGGCACATCCGGCGTCTCCGTAACATCGTCTGCTCTCTCTCTCGCATCCACCGCATCATAATACGCCTGCGCCAGCGCCTCCACCTCGGCAATGTCCGCCTCATCCAGCAGGCCGTTGTCAAGGTGTGTGTACGCCTTATCAAGCCAGAACGCAACGTCACGTCCTGCTGCAATTTCCCGCTTGATACTGCGCAGCGTCAAATCGTGCCGTGCTTTACTTTTGATAGCCATTTTATTACTCCTTTCAGTTGATAGAAGCAACCGCTGCTTCCAAATCGGCGATCCGTTTAATTGGGTCTGCGCGTCCAGTAACGGTCGCGCTGTCGGCGTCAGTCAGTACGGTGTTTGCTCCTGCAAGCGCGGGAAACGGCTGTGCACCTGTCGCGGTGAAGGGCACAGGCTCTTTCAGCTTGTAGCAGACTTGCACCGGTGTCCCTGCGGCGTACTGTGCGGCAATGTAGGCGTTTAAGGCATTAACATCTGGAAAATAACGGCTCATAATATCCGCTCTTGTGAAAATATAATTTCCTGTCTGATTCCCACCAAAAGTATTAGCAGGAAAATGACTACACATTGTAGCATAGCCATTTACTACACCAGGTGCTGAATTGGATGGCATCCTCCAAAATCTATCACTCTGTGTAAACTTGTTGGTTGTCCCGTCCAGCGTCAGCATTTTCCACGTCTCTTGTCCCTCACCGTTTACCGCGTCCACCTCACCGCCGTAGATGGTTTCAGGCAGGGTCAGGGTGTTGGTTTGACCGATATATGGTGTGTAGGTGGTGGGAGCGGTGGAGCCAGAGACAATCGCAACTGCGAATTTTGTTGTGAGCGTAAAAGACCTATTAACATGCAGATACACATTAACTTTGCTCGTATTCTTTACAGTGAGAATTGCTTGTCGTTGTTTAGGTCTCATCAGCGCTTGTACGTCGCCATAAATCCACAAAACGCCGTTGTCCTGCATACTGTCTCCACCGAACAAATACGCACAATATGTACCAGGCCGCAAGACGTAACCTGTTGCAAGCCACAGGTTACCACCTTGTAATTCACCATCAACTTGCAACCAACCATTGTCGTTTTTTATTGTTGGTCTACCAACAATTTCGTTTACCAGTTTTATATTCAGCAAATTCTCCCCGCACTGCTCTACTTGTACGCTGTCCCTGCCCTTGATGGGACGAATGTTTTCGTAGGGTTCCCAAGCTGTGGGTGTGTTGCCCTTTTCAATCTGTGGCTGTACAGTGGTTTTTACCGTTGCACCAGATTCAACTCGAATATACAGCGATGTATTATCGCTTGGTCTAGTCACAGTTACACCAGATACGAGTCCTTGCGCAGAAATGACGTTTTCACCTGCAATGCTCCAGTTTCTATCCGTTGAGAGCGAGACAAGATAGGAAAAGTTCGCAATCAGGACATAGATTGCGGTTCCTGTAGCTGTGCCGTTTACAATTACTTCTCCTGTGTTCAAGCGAGTGAAAGTGATACCATTAATTGTCTTCGTTGCAGCCTCATACTCTGCTGGGTTTAGCTGATTCTTCCCGCCGCCTGCCGGATACGGTGTTCCGCTGCCTTCCTGCACCGGCTCCCAGCTGGCCTTTACCCCCAGCGGATAACCCGCCACAGGGTAGCACACAACAGGGTTGCCGCTTTCTTCCAGCGGTGGGCAGAGCATATCAATGATGTGCTTGCTGCTCCACGGCGCGTCCTCGCTCACCGCCGCATCATCAATCTGTACGCCGTCCTTTCCGGCAGGCCCCTCCGGGCCAATCTCTCCCTGCGGCCCCTGCTCACCGCGCTCACCCTGCGGGCCAGTATCACCCTTGTGGCCAACCGGGCCAGTTTCGCCAACAGGCCCCTGCGCGCCGGTATCGCCCTTCTCGCCTTGTACACCCTGAACGCCTTGCTCACCTTTGGGGCCGCGCGCTCCGGTGTCGCCCTTCTCGCCCTGGATACCCTGCGCGCCTTGCGGCCCAACAGGCCCCTGCGGGCCGACTGGGCCGTTAAACTTCCCGTTGTCGGCGTCCTCCCTCACACTGTTGGCGATGTCCTCCGCGTTCGTGGCGCGCTGATCGGCGTCCTTTGCCGCGTCCCGGGCATCCTGCACCGCCTGCAGCACCTGCGCCGCCAGCTCTGGCGTCGGCTCGGATGCAGAGCCGCCGTATATGCCCGCTTGTTCAAGGATATGATACTCCACGTTACAACTCGCCAGCTGCACGCCGGGGGCCATCCCGGCCAGCACAAGTACGCCATCCTTGGCCTCCTTCGTCACCTCGGGCGGCACGTCCATGAAATCCCCATCCAGCAGGGCCACGCGCAGCGGTTCTTCCCGCCCGGGGATGTGCCATGTTGCGGTGAGATTGAGTCCGTCCCACCCGGCCCCGCGCTCAATTTTTATAGATTCTATGCCATAGCTGGAATTAGTCCCAAGCACCAGCTTTCGCGGTGTAGGGGTGTAGTTGTCCAGACTCAAAGTATGTACCATGCCCTACCTCCTTAACAGTACAACAGTTTCTCGGCGTTGATTACGATTGGCTCTCTCATGGTTTCACCTCTCCTCTTAGTAGTAAATCAATGTAATCTGGCGGTTGATAACTCCGTTGGCGCTCCATGTAACGCGCACGGTGTTACCCGAAATTGTTAGACTTGCTATTTCGGAACTATTACCAGAAGCAGCGATGTTCGAAACACCGACCAATGTGCCGCTGGGCAACGTGTATACCCAGTCACCATATGAAGTGGCCATGGTGATTGTCACCGTTTTCAGCGCCACAGCGGTGACTTGCCCGCTCCCATCGTGGAATCCGGAGGGAATGGTCGCCACGCCGCCGGGGGAGAGCGTTGCCCCCCAGCTGCCACGGTTTGGCATTTTTCCTTTCCTGATGGTTTTACCGCCTGCGTAGTATTTCTTTCCGGTCAGCACATCGGTATCTGCGGCGGTGGCCTGTGCCAGCTTGGACGCGCTTAATCCACCGCCGCCGTTAAAATCCAGTCGGCTCCCGTCAAAGGTAAACAGCACCCACCGCCCGGCAACAACGCTGTCACCGTCCGCCGCATCCGCGCCGCAATACGCAGGCACGGCCACACCGTTGACTGTCCACGTGTCGCCCGCACTCCATGCAGCGGGGACTTTAAAACGCCCCACCGCGCCCTCGCCGACCAGCGCGTAAACGCTGCCAGACTTCGTGCACTCATATTCCTGCACGCAGATATTCACCCCGCCACCAGCCGGGTCATACTGCGCCTTTGTCATCATTGCTGTGCCACCGTGCAGTTGCGACAGCTCAGCCTTTACCTTTTCAAGCAACGCGGAAAACTGCGCCTGAATGGTGGTAGTGTCAACGCTAACCCAGTCCGTAACAAGCCCACACACATCGGGGTCAAGCCGTTCGTCCGTGATGCTATCCGCAGAAATGCTGCTTACAGCTGCCGCAACGTAAATACGCGCAAGAGAAATTTGCCGTTTTAAAGTGTTGTTTGTAAGTTCCGTGGCGGTAGGTGCATTATTCGGCGTTCCTTTTAGCACTTCAATACGCGGTTTTTCCGCATAATCCACCGTGTCCCAGCTAACAACGATCCTGTCAATACGTGGCAAAATGGCATCTGGCAACGGGATTGTCAGATGCAACTCGCTTCCAGTCTGTTCTTTTGTATCATTCCAAAAAACTGTGCCGTCCGCTTTGTCGTTCGCCAGCCAGCCCACGCCATCTGAAACGCTTACCGTCATATCGCCGTTTGCGGTAACACTTAAATTGCCATCTGCGCCAAAAACGCCGCTGGAACGCCCATGCAGCCATTTCATCACGTTTTCGGCTCCGATATATTCATCTACGTTATTCGGAAAGTTTTTGATTTCTGCCACTTTATCACCTCAAAACTGTTAAAATCGGGTCGCCAATAACAAGCTTGACGCTTGATCCGTTTGCATCCTGTGAATACTTTGCTGCCGTGATTCTTGCCTTGTACTTTACACCCAGCCGCAATGAAACGCACCAGACCAAATCGCCGACATTATATGCCGTGCCAAGCTCGTCACCGTCAGCGTCAATCGAAAATCCGTTGCGGTTCAAATGACTGCCTAGCCGTAACGCCGCATACTGCTTAACGCGCGTCTGAAACGCAGAGTTTGTCTCTCCATCCTGCTGGCTATCTCCGCTGAAGCTCGCCCACAGTTCGCGCCGTTCTGAATCGCTGGCCGTGCCAGCCTGCACTACAAATTTTGTACCGTCTTTGTACTGCGCTTCACAGTAGCACACATTTTTGTATTCAGAAATGTCCTTGTCAACTATCAGCCCGGGCGCTGTTCCGCGTTCCTGCACAAACAGGACCGCGTCTAATCCCTCTGTACGGTCAACGCCCTTATACAATTCAAACGTTTCTGTTTTGGTTCTGTAGTCCAAAACCATCCGGCTTCCAAGTCCTGCGTCTGCCAAAATCGGCTGTATGCAGTTTAACAGTTCATCCCCGTACACCTCTGTTGCTGTCACGGTTTCTGTCAAGCCTTTTTTCTCTGCCAGCAGTACAGGCAGCCCGCGCAGGTTGTCAGTAATAACGCTGTATACATCCGTTTCCACGTTGGCAATACTGGCAGTTGCCGCAATAACACGCCGGTTCAGCTTATTGTTCAGACTGTACCCGTTCAACGTGATTTCGCTATTATCACAATCGAACTGTATTTCTTCCACCGTATACGCAAGTCTTCGCTCTACAATGTACAAAACAGCATCCAGCTCCACTATCCCGATGTTGTAACCATCCATCGGCAAAACTACCGTAAATTTTCCCACATCGTTATAGTAGTCGCTGAACTCGCTGCTGATGGCGTGGGTAATTTCGTGTCGGTTGTTAAGGTCATGGGAGAACAGCTCTAATCTCATATTACCGTTACACCCGCACTTTCTTCCGCAAACGAAACGCTCATTTCAACGTTTTCAAGCCCACTGTCCGCAGTAGGCTTCCACGCATTATCGCCCGTATGAATTCTGTACAGTGTGCTTTCAAGCGTCAGCGCACCTCGACAGTCACCGTCCTTAGAACTTGTCACCGTTGTCTTTCCGTGCGATGTCTTGATAACGACACGCTCATCTTCCACAAGCGTTTTTTCCAGCCGCAGCACTTCACCTGTCAGCATGTTTTCAATGCCTACGTTTGTTGCCGTCTCGCCAATGCAATTGATTTCCAGCATAAACGGCACATCAAACTGCCCAAAATTCTGCAAAACAATGTATTTCAGCACAATGACTTTGCCGAAATAATACGTTTTGCTGATATTCCATGGGAATTTAAAACCTTTTTGCACGCCGCGCAGCTGCATTGCCTTTCGTTCGCCGCTTTCCCAATACGGGTAGGGGGCAAGCAGGCCAAGTTGAAACGGCGCACCGCGTTTTGATGCGCCAATGGTAGGCGATGCCGTTACAATAACGTCTATGTGCCAGTCTCCGGCATATAACACCCCGGTCAGGTCGGGCCGTACAACGGTCATAAGCGCGTCTTTCAGCGCTTGCGCATTGTCGCCGATAACTTTACCATTGATGGTAATAGGCCGCGTCTGAATGGCCTTAGATTGCACAGTAGCACCTACTTGACCGATGCCCTGCGCCGTGTTGGCAGTGACAGAAATTGTATCAATGCCATCCGGCTTGCTGATAAGATAACCATGCGCGTAGTCAAACACGATAGACTGCCCCAGCAAGTTGACGTACTTGAAAGTCTTGCTTAAAAAACTCATAACGCCCACCTCGCCCGCTGGAAATACGCCGCTGTGCTTGCTGCCAGTTCAACCGGTGTCTGCTTTGCTGCGTAAATTGTCTGATTAACTGTAAAGCCGCCCCCGCCGCTCTTACCGCGTCTGTAGCTGTCCGCTTCATCAGCTGTCAGCACCATCTCGCCGCGATGCAGGGCGGCAACATAGTTGTTATACGGGACATAATCAAGGCCGCCTGCACGGCCACCGGTTGTGCCACTACTGTTGACATCCACATTAACAGAGCGGTTCCCAAACAGGCTGTCCCACAAACCATTGAACCAGCTGACAAGGCCGTCCCAAGCTGCCGAGATGCCGTCAATAATGCCATCAATGACCGCGTTGCCCATCTGCATTGCGCCTTCTACAATGTCAGGCAAATGCTCTATAAAGTAAGTCAGCAGGGTCTCCACGATAGATGCAGCAGCAAGCATAATGTCCGGCAAGTGTTCCGAAACGCCCTCTACAAACGCAATCAGCATTTGTCCGGCAGTGTCAAGCATCTGCGGCAAGTTCTCATTCAGCTTTGAAACCAGCGTCAAGATGATTTGCAAGGCAGATTGTGCAACGGTTGGCAGCATCTGATAGATTCCGTTTCCCAGCACAGTTATAATCTGAATTGCAGAATCAATAAGTTGCGCCGCGTTTGCGCTGATTCCCGTAACAAGCGTCTGCACGATGTTCACGGCAGATTGTGCCAGCTGCGGCAGGACAGTTTCAATCAAGCTGGGCAACTCTGCCATGATAGGCGGGACAAGGCTCTCTATCAGCTTAGCAGCGCCGTTCAGGGCGATTTCTATGCGGGGGATGATGTTGCTTGCCGCTGTAGTTGCGCTATCCACAAAGTTGCTGATAAGCTGCTCAAAATTGGCATTATCGTCCGCAACACCTGTGACAAGGTTTGCCCATGCGGCTTTTGCGGCGCTCAAGCTTCCAGAAATCGTAGTAGACGCTTCTTTTGCCGTTGTGCTTGTGATGTCGTACTCCGTCTGAATATCATGGATTGCAAGGATAATGTCCGAAAAGCTGTCAATGCTGTAATCTGTGTATTTACCCTGTGCCGCATTGAGCTTGTTTGCATCATCAAGCAAGCGCTCCATTTCTTCTTTAGTTCCGCCATAACCCAATTTCAGGTTATCCAATAACTGGAATTGTCCCTTTGCAAAGCCATTGTATGCGTCTTGTACGCTATCGGCGGAGCTGCCGAATTTGTTCCAGTTGTCGGCCATGTCAGATACAGCCATATTAGACAATTCCGCTGCCCGTTCCGTATCGCCTCCCAGACTGGACACAAGCGCAGCTGCATAAGATGTTGCTGTCGTCATGTACTCATTGGCCGTCATGCCGGACGTTTTATAGGCATCGGCCGCATACTGCTGCACTTTGGCTGCGCTGTCTTTGTACAGCGTTTCCACGCCGCCTACAAGCTGCTCATAGTCCGCATAGCTGTTTATTGCAAGCGTTGTCAGCGCCGATACCGCCGCCGCGCCTGCCGTAGTAGCGGCAACGGATACTTTCGCAACGTTCGTAGCAACGGTAAAAATTCCCTTGCCAACTGTTGAAGCGGCCAAACCAACCTTTCCGAACAGTCCCGTTAATCCGCTTGCGCTGCTCTTCGCATTTTTCAAGCCTTTCTCGTATTCGCTGGAATCTAGCGAGATTTTTGCAAAAAGGTCAAATACGTCCACTTACTCGCTCACCTCCTGCCGTTCTTTTGTTTTCAATCCATGCCGCGCCGCAAAGTCTTTGAAATCTGCCTGCACCTGTTCTGGTGTCCGCGTATCCACTTTGGGCGGGTGGATAATGTCAATATATCTCGCTGGCCTGTCCTTTACGCCTGTCACAGCTACTACAAGGCTCCACGCACTGTCAGTCATGTACACCTTGTACATCTGTTCTTCAAAATCAGCTTTTAAAGCGTAAGGAAGCGCCGACACAAGCGCCTTTGCGCTCAGTTTCGGCATTTTCAGCAGTACAGGGATTACTTGTTCTGCCCGCCACCGAGATACGATTTGAAAAAATCAACAAACCCCTTATCGTTCAACAGGTCGGCAACCTGCTTGCAGGTGATAAGGAAATTCTGCTTGCCGATTTCTTCCACCGTCAGGCCGTTGAACGGTGCGAGAATTTCGTACACGTCCTCGCGGTGCTGTTTCAACGCAATGTTCAGCAGCTTAACAATTTTCGCAAGGCCAAAACGCTGCATTGCAATACGGGTCGTTTCGCCCTTCGGCATCGCTTTCTGCATCTCTTTCACAAACGCTTCATCATCAATCAGGTTTGTGATGGGCTGCGCGATTTGCAAAACGACTTCCAGCGCTTCATCAGTGCTAAGTTCAGAAAAAATACGCATCAGGCTTCATCCTCCCCGGCCTTGATATACACTTCGCACGGCACAGTGTCCTGCGCGGTAATGGAGTAGTGCGCCGTGTATTCAAAGCTCATCTGGCCTTTTTCCTTGTCGCCCGTCTTCAAGCTGAAACCGCCGGTAGACAGCGTATTCATCATGTGAATGGCGCAGAAACCGCCGTTCGTAGTGCCGTGCTTGTCAGAGTAATCGCACAGCAGCCACAAATCGGTAAAGTCGCTGTCTTTCAAATCATTGCGCGGCGTGATTTTGGAAACCTTGGAAGTAGTCGTAACATCCGCAGCGCCAAGCATGCTTTTGGCATTTTCTGCCGATGCCGAAACATAAGTGCCACTGCACTTGACTTCCCAGGATTCAATCTGCTTCAGCTCTTTCATGTTCTTGGGACAGTTGTCGATGTCCTCGCCGAAGTCGGTAAAGCTTGGCACAGCCGTAAAGTTGATGCCGCCAGTCGTAGCGCCCAGCAGCGCACTTTCTTCCGGCGCAGTACCGGCAGTCGGGTCAAACGTAGTTGCAAGATACCCGGCGTTCAGAACCAATTCCTTGAACGCCGATTCGGGGATACGAGTAAATTTCATGCTTTCACCTCAATTTAGGCATAAAAATTCGGCGGTCACGTTGATGTACCGCCGTTTTAGGTTTTTGTCTGTGTCATCTGCCAGCGATTGACTAAACGGTGAGCCGGGTTTGAGCCAGATAATCCCATCATCGCACGGCAAAGTCGGGTCGCCTTTTGTAAGAGCCGTCAAAAGCTCTTGCGCCTTTGCGTTTGGCACAGCTTCGGATGTGGTATGAAACCACATATTTACTGTGATAGATACAGAATTTGACCAAGTATCCATCACAGCATCATAGGTCAGGTATGGGAGTACAGCGTCATCCGGCACGGCGTTGCTGGCGTATGCGGTCATAAATTGCCCGAAAAACTGCTGTAATGCAGCGCCCTTTGTCATGTAGGCAATCCCTCCCGCAGTCTTTCAGCCGTAAAACTTTTTAAGCCGTTCAGCATAGGAGAAGCGCTTGCAGGGGCTTGCTTTTCTTCCGGGCGGCTCGTGACCCGGAAATATGCCCCGGTCGTCACGTCCTTATACACGCTGCCGTACTCGATGGGCACATCTTTACGCACAATGCCGGTATACACGCTGGTCACACCCTGCGCTTCAGCCTGCCGCGCTTCAAGGCTGCTGTCCAGTGCAACGTAATTCGCAAACTCTGCGCCCTCTCTCCACTCGGTAACATAGCCGCCTTCTCCGTCAGGCTTTGTCAGCTTGTCCATGATGATGCAGCGATGCGAAAAATCATCTAAAAGGCTCATAGCTTTCTCCATTTGTTCAGTTGGGACGCAAACACACCCTGCCAGCCCGTCACAGAACCACCAGAATCGCCGTTCGCGCTCGATTTGGTGTAACTATACCCCGCAAAACTCTCGCTTTGAAACGGGCTGTTTACGGCGCTCTCGTACTGCGTGCGCCACGCCTTGATTTCTTCTTCAAGGCGCAGAAATTCGGCAGGCACGGCCATGGCCCAGATAGCCCCGTCAAAGGTTTCATCCCTCAACGAGCAGTTGCCGTATTGATACACACCATCGTTCAGAACGCTGCCCACAATGCGGAAATACTGTCCGGCACGCAAAAAAGGGAGCACAATGCTCCCGCCCTTGATGCTGAACTCGCCCAGATGGACGCCATTCGATGTGACAAACCAGTTCCGGCACTCCCTCATCAATTCTTCAAGCATTGCACTCCCTCTTTTTTACTGTGCTGCCTTGGCAGTTTTTGCGCTCCGGGTTTCTGCGGGCGTAATGGTGGCAACGGCGATACCGTCCAGGTACTCTGCCCACAGCTTCATGCCCATAAGAGCGTACATATCGCCAGTTGCGCGGCTGTAGTCGCCGTCAACATGAACACCAATCAGGTTGGTTTCGCCCTCGACGGTATAGTTCAGGCCCAGCTTGGCGAAATCGCTGTCGGCGGGGTCGATGTAGTACAGGTCGATGTTCTCCACAGGGACGGCAATGACCTTGTTCTTTGCAATGTACTTTTCGGGCAGCAGGAACAGTGTGGAATAACCCATGAAATTCTGGACATAGGTCAGGCCGAAGGCGGTCTGCGTGGTGATTTCCTTGTCGCCCAGATAGCCGTAGAAGTCCAGAATGTTGGCAAAGCCGACAACCTCGGTAACATCACGATCCATGCTGGCGAACTTGTCCAGCACGTTGCCCTTTGCCAGAGCAAGACCCTGCTGCCAAGTGGTAGCAGCTACAGCCAGAGAGCCAGTGTTCAGGAAGGTGTAGAAGTCGCCCAGAACCTTGTTCTGCAGGGCGACAAGGAACGCCTCGTCGGTCTTTTCAACGGCAACGTCTGCGCCGTACTTGGCGACTGCCTCAACGGATACGCTCTTGGCATACTTGGCAATCTCAATGTCGCCGTAGGTTTTGGGCTCGACCTTCATCTTGGTCAGCGGAATCTCATCGCCCTCGGCAACGGACGTACCGCCAGCCAGAGTGCCGTCAACAGCGGCCTCATAGGAGACCAGCTTCGTGCCGGGGGCCTTGCGGATGGGGCGCATAATGCCCATGATGGTGCGCAGCGCGTCCCAGTTCTTGCCAAAGCGGGTGACGAAGTCAACCTCGCGGGCGTTGACAGTAATCTGGGCAGCGGTAGTCAGGTTAGTTTTTGCAGCCATATATTGGCTCCTTTCTGTTAATCGTCAGATTCGTTTTGCATGAGGTTCACAAGCGCCGCCTGCCGCTCGGAGGTGGACAGTACATAACGGCCCTTGTCGTCCGTCTTGTAGATGTCCTCCCGCGTCATGGCCTTGCCGCCATTGTTGGCAGGGGGAGTAGACGTGTCTGCGCCTTTGGTGCTGCTCTTTGTGATGTACTCGCCATAATCGGTCTTGAGGCTCTTTTCAAGCGCAGCTTCGTCTTTGATAGCGCCCTTGTCATCCAATTCCAGTTTGTCAAGCAGGCCGTCTCCCTTTGCAAGGCGTGCGACAGAGGAAATCCGTTTTTCAGAAATGCCGATTTTCAGCAGGACGTCTGACAGTGCCTTTTCTTTGGCAGCCGTTGTTTTTTCAGCGTCTACGTTGGCTTTGTAGTCCCCAAAAGCCTTGTGCTCTGCTTCATACTTAGCCTTGTAGCCGCCGTCGCCCTGCGCTTTCAGGTCGTCCAACTCCTTCTGAACGCCCGGCAGCTTTTCTGCATCGGCTTTATACCGCGTGACGTCGTCCTTCAGCGGGTCAACAACGCCCAGATGGAGCGCCACCAGCTGATTTTCAATTTCGTCAGTGCAGCTTTCGCCAATGATTTTACGGATTTCAGCGCGTGTAAATTTTGCCATGGGGGTTCTCTCCTTTTCTTCGGTGGCGGTTCTTCGCCATTTGAGTTTTATTTATTCAAAACAGCAGTGCTTCGCTGTTTTTGCGTATAAAAATAGCAACCGCCGAGAAAGTCTCGGTGGTTGCTAGGTAAACTTGTCTTTTACGGTTTCACTTCAACGCTTGGCAGAACATTTGTGTGGAAATACAGCTTGTAATGGTACGGGTCTGTGTGTGTTCCTGTAATGTCTTCGACAACATACATAGTGTAGCTGTTTAGGTAGATGTAATTTTTCCTGTAAGTATCGGGGCCAACCTTTACAGTGCAGACAAGCTCGTTGCTGGAATTGTTGGAGATAGACATATACCCCTCGGCTTCCATAATGACCTTGTCTGTTCTGGCGTTGTATACGGTGATTTTTCGTTCGCTCTCAAAGTAATCGGCCTGTTTAGAAATATTGGAGTTTGCTCTAGCGGCTTCGGAGCAGCCACACAAAAGCAAAAATGATGCCATAACTGCGATTGCGATATAAAGAATCTTTTTCATGTGATTTCCTCCCAATAAAAAGAGCCGAGAGGCTTATTTGCCTTTCAGATCGGATTCAATTATTTTCTTGTACTGGTCTACATGGTCTGCGACAGCGGGCTTGGTGTACGGTTTAGCGCGTTGTCCGTGTGTCAGATGCCAATCTCCTTTTGCGTCTTGGTACACCCACGGCGTTTGTCTGCCGCCCGGATAGTAAACGCCCGTGCCGCACTCAACGTACACGCCGTATTCGCTGTTTGTGCCCACGTATGCAGCCCGTTCTCCGCTGTCTGCTACTGTATGAGTAATGCTGTTGCGCAGGTTTCCAGTGTCCACGGGGCATAGCTTTTTAGCATAGCCCTCTGCTACCAACCCGCATTTTTCAAGCGCCCGCTGGCAAGCGGATTCCAGCGCTTCCAATACCTCGGCGCTGTGGTCTTCAAGTGTGATTTTCATTGCACGTTAATCCTCTTCAAGTGCTTTATAAAACGCCTCATAGGATTCCTTTGCTTTTGGTGGTGCGTCACTTGTCAGTACATACTTTTTGACAGATGCGTCAAATCTGAACCATTCTTCATTTTCCATAAAATAGGGCATATCTTGGAACATATTACGCCTTTCCGAAATATTTTTTTATTATATTGGAAACCGCCAAAGAATATTCGCTCGGATTTGTGCCAACTTCCGCATCGGCAAAGCATTCTGCAACAAATTCATCCGCATTTGTCAGAGAGTAATCGCTGATTTTAATGCTGTCGTATTTCTTTTTTGCTGTCGCAATTGCTTCTCTGTCTGCGTCAGTCACTTCGCCTGTTCCAAAAATCATTTTGGTTTCAATCGGTTTACGGATTTTGTCATAGTTGTCTTTCGCTGCTTGCACTGTGTTACAGTACTTGTCCCAAATCGGTTCGATTTCTTTTCTCGCCTTTTTAACTGCCGTAAAATCAACAAGTGCGAAATTTTGCGCTTTTCCGGGTAGTTTTTCTCCGATATTTAACAAGCTGTGTCCATATTCGTGCGTAATAACATATTTTATTTCATCTCCCGACGCAAATTTAACACAATACCCTTTTTGCGAAAGGTCAAAAATATGTTTCCGACCAGAATCTGTTACTTTCAGCGGGTTTATTCTCATTTCAGCGCTTCCCAGCCCCCATTGATGGTTTACAACGGCAAAGGCGTGTGAAAGCAAACTGTCGGTTTTGTCCATTACGGTAAGCTTTGTAAGCGGAGAATAATATCGGTTTCCGAGGTCGTCTATTGCATCTACAATGCTAGCAGAAACATTGTTGTCAAGTTTGGAAATTTTGACGGTATCAAGCAGTGTATTATTTTCAATGTCTTGTGCTTTAACCTCAACGCCGTGACCGACAAAGCGTTTTCTGTAGTCGTCCCACGAACTCCATATGGATTTTCTGCCTCGTAGATCAATGTTTTCCTGCGCTTTTTCTTCTTCTTTTTTCCACCCCGCCCACTCTGCATAGGTCATATCTTTCACAAGCACAGATTTTCCCGTTTCGGGGTCTCTGGCGCGTCTGCCGCCGCTGCTTGTGTCCTCACCGTCAACCTCTGCAATCTGGGTGCAACGGCAGTTGTACACAAGATAGCCCGGCGCGGAACTGTCTCCCGGATACATAAGTTCGTAACCGTCAACCTTAAACGGCTTGTCAACGTCTACTGTCTGTCCGTCAAGCATTGCATGGGCGTGGCGTGTGCGGTTGTCCAGCGTTGCCAGCCAGCGCTTTTTGAGCTTTATGCCCATGTCTTGTGCGGCGCGGTAAGTATCTAGCCGTCCCGCGTTCTGCGCCGCTGTGACTGCCGTTCTGGCCGTTCGTATAGCGCTTGCGCGGCTCATGTCCCGCATACGGCTTTGCAAGTCATCCGCAATCTTGCCAATTCCCTTGCCTTGCAGAATGGAGCTTGTGACACTAGCTGTAATTTGCTGCTTTCCGTATTTCAGGTCAATGCCGCGCTGCAATGCACGCTTTGGCTGGTAATATGGCATCAAGTCAGGCTGTTCATCGATTAAGCGTTTCACAGTCTGCTCATCCCACAGCGTAAAATCTGCTTTATCGGAAACCTGCTCAATTTTGTAAGCAGCGTAATTGCGGTTCAAGCTGTAAATGCCCGGCGTGGCGTCATTGACATAGGCCACAGCCGTTGCATTGGCATAAGTGTATCTTTCTGCCACCTTGTCCCGCAGCGCCGTAAAACGCTTGCATCGTCCTATCTGCGCAAGCCGCCATTGCTTGTATTGCTGGTCTGTAATTTCGCCTGCATCCAGCTTTTCTTTCATGGCTGCGTCTCGCTTTTCGAACTGCTCAAAGTAAGCGTTTACCGTGTCTGACAGTTCGTCTGCTGCCTGTTGGTATATAGCAGAAATGCGACGCTCAAGCTGTGCAAGCTCGGCGTCGGTCATTCTGTGGGCATAATCAGGTTTCGCCATTGCCGTTCATTCCTTCTCCCGGCTGGTTCTGCGGCTCGTTAGGTGGCTGGTTGGTAATTGTACGGTCTACCTCCTCTGCCGCCTTTCGCTTCATCAAATCCTCGTACTGGTCTGCGTCTCCGAGAATGGTCAATAGCTTGCGCGTGATGTACTCGTCGTCGTAATATTCTGCTCCGAGCAAGACCGTCTGCGACTCTTCCTGCTTGTTGATAATCTGGTTGCGCGTGTATGTCGGCTCGTCATCAAGACCGGCAACCGCCAAAATGCCCTTGATGCAGCGCGTTACGCAGCTTTCAAACTTGTCCGTTTTCAGGTCGAGTGGCACATAACTGGCCTTGATGGCCGTTGCAGTTTGGTTGCCAGCGCTGACAGCGGCAGAATCAAAGGCCTGAAAGTCATCGTATAACTTTTTGGTGAGCATATCAATAGTCGCCTGCGTGCCTTGAAACGGCGCTTCGATGCTCTGTGGCGTGGCCTTCGCGCCCTCTTCACCGTCAGCATGGGCTACATGGGTCGTTTTCAGACGCTCAATGAACTTTGTGTCGTCCTGCTCGTCCATGCCTCCGCAGTTGGTCAGAACCCAGAAAATCAGGTTGCCTTCGTCAACGTTGTTTACCATGTTGGAGCTAGCAAGGTCGAGCGCGTCAATGGTATTCTGTCGCCCCTGTAGCTCGCTGTGTGCCTGCTCGCCGTTTTTCAGCGGGATAATAGGAAATCCGGGATAGTTCTCACCGTCATAAATTTCTGTGCCGTCTGCCTCGCTGGTGCGCAGCTTCAACTTGTATGCGCGTTTCGGCTTGAGAATCGCCATATCATCGCTTTTGGGCTTTAGATACTCTGTGTAACCGTCAAGCTCGTACAGCGTGGCGCGCAGCGGCTTATTGTCTGCCACCTGCCAGAAACGGATTCCGGCTTTAATAGAGCCGTCTTCCTCGTCGTATAGAGGAACAAATTCCTCTGCTGCGAACACCTGCACATGGTCGAGATTCCAAAACACGAAAGACTGCCCGTCAATCAAAGCATGGCGGGCAGCGTCCATAATATCTTCGTCAAACGTCGCACCCAGCGCCTTTTTTGTCTCCGGTTCCTGAAATGAAACGCCGTTGCCCAGCAAATACGAAACTTCTTGGTCTACGACCAAGCCAAAAAACTTGCTTGCAATCTTGTGATTTGCCGTGTACATGTCACGGTGCGCCTTGCCCTGCATGTCGTAAATGATTTTCTCGTATTTGTTGATTGTAGGGTTTTCTCCGTGGTAATACTTGTTGGCGTTCGCTGCAAGGCGTGTGCTATGGTCGGCCTTATACTCATTGATTGCGCCAAGTATGAAACTCATGCGGGCTTTTTCGTCCTCGCCAACCGCTACAAAATCTTGGTATGTTTTCACGTCTTCTCACCGCCTTTACACGAAAATGCTCTTGTATCTGGTTTCGGCGGTGTCCCCCGCCTTGTTCGCTGTGCTTTCCATCGCATAACGCACTGCATCAATGTGATGGTTGTTCAAATCCGGGTAGCCTTCCAGCACTTCACCCGTCTTGCCGTCCCGCTCGTATTCATACTCGCTGAACTCTTTTGCAGTATCCGGGCATCGTTCCGGGTCAATGACAATAGCTTCCAGCATTTGCAACCATTTTGTGCCATACCGAACCGATTTCGGCCCCTTGCGGGCTGGGAACGTCTTTACGCCGTACTTGTTATAGTCAGCAATAGATTTTGGCTCGGCGCTATCCGCGCAGACTTTATCCTCACGCGTCAGCCCTCTATCCAAAAGCAGTTGCGCAGTGTCCCTGTTGCTGGTTCTGCGCCGTGTCAGTTCATCGAAGATGTACAGCGTGCGCCGCGCTGCGTCATAGTGCATTGCATTGTATGCCCATGGGTCAGGATACCAGCCCCAGTCAACGCCGCGCTTGATTCTGTCGAATGTTTTCAACTGCTCGTCTGTGATTGGTTGAATTTTCAGGTTTTCGAATACCGCTGTGCCGCTGCCGACAACCTCGCCCAGATACTCGTGTCGGTAGGCCGTTTCGTTTGTGCGCTGCAAATATTCAGCATCGGCCAGAAACCGCTCTCCGAGCCATTCTGCGGGCGTTGTTTTGTAGGTGGAATGATGTATCAGCTTTCCGTTGCGTGCTTTCAGTGCGTAGCCGTTTGCCCAGTTCCGCGCCATTGCTGGCGGGTTGAAGCTCTTGAACGTAATGAACCAGTCACCGCCGCGCAAGCAGGACTGCTCCACGTTTCGGATTTGCTCTTCCCCGTCAAACTGGTCAAGTTCTTCAAACCAGCAGATGCCGATATAACCAAACGGCACTTTGATTGACTTTACCTTGCCGGGGTCATCAACGCCGAAAAAAAGCACCTTTTGTCCTGTTGGCAAATAGGTGCATTCCATCGGGGAGACTGTGCAACGAAAATTGTCGTGCAAGCCTAGCTCATTGATAGCCCAAACGATTTGCGCATACACGCTTGTGCGCAGTGTGTTGCCGACCTTGCGGAAAACCGCCGCGTGGCATTGCGGATGCTTTAGCAGTTGCAAAATTAGCTCTATGCTGATATAGCTGGATTTTGTACTGCCGCGCCCGCCCTTTGCGACAAGCTCTTTTACATTGCCTGCCTTGATTTCACGGTGGACTTTTGCGAAGCAAGGGGAAACAACGCCAGATAGCTTACAAGTCATCTATGATTAGCACCTCGCTATCCTGCTGTTGTTCCGGCTTATCCTGCCATCCGAAATTTGCCCGCAAGCTGAACTGTGCGCCGCCGGAGCCGTCTTTGTCATACAATCTTTCTTCGGCGTACTGTTCACAACGGGTCTTTGCACGCGTAATCGTGTCATTGAACTCTGGTTTATTTTGGTAATTCAAAAGCGCCTGCCTTGATGCAAAACCAAGTGCAAGCGCCAACCCTGTCACAGTAGGCGGCTTTTTATCGTCATAGATGATATAGCCGTTTTTATTTCGCATCGGTTCGCCGTTATCGTCTAAGAACGGCTGTCCTTTGCAGGCTTCAAAGTAGGCATCAATCTTTTCTTGCATTGCCTTTACGCTTCTGTATTTAGGTGGTGCGCCCACCGGATTTTTTCTTGATGCCACTTTATCACCTCGCCTTACAATACAAAAAGCCCACACAATTTGTGTAGGCTTATATCCCCCAAACCCCCTTTGCGCCGGAGGAAAAGCGCGTTCCCGCCCTGTCGGTGTATGCTGTTCCGACCTCACCCGTTGCGGGGAGCAAATCCGCAACGTAATCCAGCGTTATTTATATCCCGTCCGCTGGTCGCGGTCTCTGCTTTGATATTATGGGTTCCGGCGATGCGCAACTGCGTCAGTAACGGAGTCCGCACAAGCAGATGCCGGGCAGACTTTTTCAGGCTCTCGAAGTCCCGTTGCGACCTGCCATCGCGCCGCGCTCCTGATCGGCTTTCCGCTTTGCTTACAGCGTTCAGGTTATCTATCGCGTTTTGCCTGCGCCTGGCTTTCACCGGTGGGAGCGACCCAGCATGTGCCCTCAGCCGGACTTGAACCGGCACACCAAGGCTCTTGCCATTGAGCTACAAGGGCATGTGCGGCTTGCCGTTTGCACGACCATTGTCATCATTTGTGAGGGATACCGCGCCCGCTCACACAGACAGGTTGCGACCCTGCCCTCTGGTACTGCACATAGGTCTTGCACCTTTGCCGCGCCGTTGCTTCGGAACGCAGCGCCCTTGCCGTATTGACTGGTCAGTCCCAGTTTGCGGCTGGCTATGCAGCAAATAAAATGCCGGTCTTTCCCGGCTGTCAGTATCGAGAATAGGAGGTTTTGCTATGGACTGTAATGTACCCTCTTTACAGTTTCCAGCATATTCATAATACCACTTGACAACGTCCCCACAGTTACCCTTTTTTCTTGTCCAAAAGCCAGAAAAATTTTCTTCTGCTTTCGTAAAACTGCCGTCTGCCGCAATACACAGGCTGGTATTCGTAAGCAGTTCCCTCTGTTACATTTTTCAACAGAGCGCACCAGTTTAAGGGGTCTGCTTCTCTTGCCGCGTCCTCAATGATTCGGACATCTGTGCTTAACTTTAGCGCTCTGTCAGCCTTTCTAGCTGTTGGGTCTGCCTTTCCGTTTCCGTGCGGCAAACCGTCATTTGAAACCGCATCAAGACCTCTTGCACTAGCAATTTCCAACCGCATTTCAGCGTATCTTTTGCAAAAGTGCTTTAATTCAAGGTATCTTTCTTTTGAAATTCCATATTCATCTAGGTTGAGCGGTCTTTCTCTCATTTTTGCTCCTTTCTTCCATTTTCATGCAGCGCGGCAGCGTGCAAATATTGTCATTCTTCCACTCGCATGTCGCGCAAAGATGTTCGCGGGCGTATTCATCAACTAGTTGCTGTTTTGTCATGGGGTCACCTCCGGGGGGTGTAGATCGGCAGTTCTGTCCATGTTGTAACACCTGTTTAATTCAAGCATAATGTTCTCCGTTGTATATAACCAGCATAGACGGAAAAGGCGCTGGTGGATACCTGTTTCCGTTATCGTCCTCAAAACGCAGTCTTCCGCGCAGAAAACGGATTTCAGCTTTTCCGTACACATAATCGTGGAAATATGACGTATCAGTTCTCGCGGGTATCAATAGGACTATTTTTGTTCCGCTCCGCGATTCTTCGTAGGCTTTGCGCACCCATAGACCAATCATTCTGCCGTATGGAGGATTGCAAAACACACTTCCTGATTCAACGCTCCACGGCATTTTCAGACCATCTGTTTCCGGCGTGTAAAACCGATTGCACTTTGCGCTTTTCTCGGTTGCCGCTGCATCCAGAACGAAATGAAATTCCTCGTTTAACTTGTCAAAAAAGTCCTGCGGTGTGCAGTAATCCATTTTTTTGCTGCTTAAAAGTGCGTCGTTCATTTTGTGTTCTTCCTTTCAGCCGGCGGTCTGTCTTTAACGCTTATCCAATTACACATAGTATCCTTCCTCTTCCGGCAATCTTGGTAATGACATCCAATGAGTGACATTTACTCCTGCAGTTTCGTAGGTGTGAGGTTCTCCTTCATTATTTGTTCCATCATCGAAATAGCCACCGTAATCACACCAACCACGTTCCGTGTCGTAAAATGCCAAATAAGTGTCCACACCAGCCCAATGGTCTAAACGCACAAGAACCTTTTCATATGGGTCAGGTAGCCTGTCTTTAACGCTTACCCAATGTGCCGTAGGCCGCAGGGATTCTGGGTCGATGGTCGGCATAATGTCAATGTCGGGAACTCCGACCGCGTAAAAATTGCCGCAATCTGGCATGTCGGGAAAGCAGATCTCCTCGGCGCGTTTCTTTAATTCGTCTGCATCAATCAGTCGCATTGGTATCCCTCACTTTTTCAAAATAGAATTTGATCGCTTTCGGATTTTCCAGCACATTGCCGTAAACGACGCCGACCTTGTAAATGTAGTTCTCTTGCAGTTTTCGCGGAATCTCTGCAATGTATCGTCTGAATGTTTCAAGGTCGTGGGCGCGTTTGTAATGGTTGCACATACGGCAAGACGGCATAAGGTTTTCAATGTCGTCCGTGCCGGAATCCTCTGGGTTCCACGCCCTCTGCGGCTTGAAGTGGTCTACCTGCATATCATTGTAGGCAATGTGGCGGCCACAGTAAGCGCAATGACCGTCAAATTTCTTGTACACTGCAACGCGGGTCTTTTTCTTCATTCTGATACCTCCTCTACATATGCCATGCTTTGGCGCAGATTGAGCGATTTCGGATTTAGAACACAAGCCGGGGCGACGGAATAAGCGTAGTACGCACAGAGTTCGTTAAACTGCCCCGTAGTGTACACGACATGAACGCAGCTAGCGTGGCCCGCATCTGAATCATCGTCACCGCAACACCATGGCGTAGCAGTCCAAATCCAGCTGTCGTAGTGTGGGGTGAACTCGCGGTATTTGCGATACTCGTCGCAAGTCAAGATAAAAACGGCGTCTTTCACCGTTCCATAGGCGCGGTCTCCGTTGTCTGCAACAAGGTCAACAATATGTGGCAACAGACCTTTACCACCAAAAACAACGTTCGCCATATCAGATAGAACCCCACGCACATTACTGGTGCGGTAGTTGTTCCAGTTGCCCTTCAAGTCGGCAAATTTATCACTTGGGCAGAATTTTACATCTTTTGCCCACGGTTTTGCCATAATGGCCAGCAAGCCGCCGTCAGGGTGGTTCGGATCAAGGCATACCCACTCAAAATTCTTGAACATGAAGTGTTCGCCGGGGCGCAGGGTTGTGATGTTAGTCATTGTTGGTAACCTCCGTTCTGTGATTCCACAACTCAATCGCGTCCTGTTCGTTTTTTATGAGGACAGTTCCGATGCGGCAGTAGTTACACCGCACTGCATACCTGCCTTCATAGCTGGCATATAACCCGGCTGTAGAACCACAGAACGGGCAAGGCTTGAGTTTAATTTCCATTGTCGGTTACCTCCGTGAGCCAGTAAGTCCTTTTGCATTCGTCACACTTTCTATCGCCGCAGCATTTTTTCATTTCTTTTTCGATGCTGCATGGCGATATATCTATAACACCTTTACAAAAGTCGGCGTTAGGAAACACCTTCAGAAACTTATCCTGGCGGGTATTGGCGGGATGTTCTTTCTCCCATTGCTCGACTTTTGAAACTGTTTCTTCGATGCTTTTAATTGAATCGTCGTCGAACCCAACCATGCAGCACATGTCATTTTTGTAAACAGGGCATTCCTCGCAGCTTTGATTTTTGCATAACATGTTTACCGTCTTGAAAAATTTAACTGCGTCCATAGTCTCACTCCTTACCAATCTGCGTTTATAACCACAAAATCTCCGTTTTCTATGGCGCAATCGACCAGCATCTTAATGCTTACCCAACCGAATACATCGTGTTCTCTTGCAAAAGTTACAAGGTCTTTTTCCTGTTCGGATGTGAGCGTCATATCTTTTCCATAAAAATCGCGTTCTGGCTCTTTCTCGCGGATTTCATATGGCACATAATAGCCTATTTTTTCGAGATACTCTTTCCAGACACGCCCGCAGGAATACTCATAGTCTTGCATTGTGCCTTTGATTGGCTTTCCGCAGTGCGGACATTTGCCCACATCGTAGCGGCTGACTGTAATATCAAATACCATTGCGATTACTCCTTATCCAACCCGCGGGCTACATACTGCCCATAGGTCAAGCCAAGGGCGGCGGCTTCGCGGGTACATTGCTCAATTGGTTTTATGGTTTTCTTCAGGCAGGGATGCGCAGCGGGTTTCTTGCCTTTTTTCAAAACACCGGCATCCCTGCGGCGCTGGTAGGACGCCTGCGCGCTTTTGATATTGCGCTTGCGGATGCAGGAATCGCAATAGCGCTTTGTGGGCTGTACATCCCACATGATTTTCCCGCAGGTCTTGCAGAATTTTGTTTTGGTCATAGCGGCTCCTTTGTTTTGGGTGCTTCAATGCCGATGCTTTGTAGCGTTACCTGCGCCCAGAGGTCGGCAAGCTGGTCATTGCGGTACTCGTTGTATTTATCGGCTACCGGGCCTGTCATTGCATCCTGAATCCGTTTCAGGGTGCGGGGAGAAAGACCGACCTGATAGCATGCCAGCAGGCACAGATAGGTAGCGCGGGTGGCAATGTCGTTGCGCTCCTTCATGACGGCCTCCTGCGCACGGCTCTGGATGCCCTGTATTTTAGATTCTGCATAAGCGTCTATGGCTTTTTGCATGGCCGGGGTGGGATGAAGTCTGGCTTTCATGGGTTCACTTCCTCTAATGTTAAACTTACTTTGTATGTTCCCTTTAAGACTGATACAATAGCAGCCAGCGTTTCAGCCGTGTATACGCCTTCAACCTTCTGCACGATTTTTTCGCTTTTTGCTTGGGATTTTTCATTTTTTTGTACATCGTCATGTGCCTTTTTAAAATCCATTGCTGTGGGCGACAAGTTTTCGATATAATACTTGATTTTTTTTACATTGGCGGCGACAAGGGTGTCATGGGCAGCTTCCATTAAGTTCGTGAGGTCTACTTTGCGGCGGGTCGGCATATAGAACACCGTGGCGACGCGGTAGCGGCCCGACAGCGGGGCTTTCGGCTTTGGGGCGAGATACCCACATGGCGGCCTGTTCGTACTTCTTGTACTGCCTGCTGGGGGCGATGAACGGCTTGCCGGTACGATGGTTGGTAAGTATCTGCTGGGAGTTCTTCTTGGTGATAGGTGGCAGGGAGATAATGTATTTTTGGATCATAAATTGCCCCACTGTTCTGCCATTGCTTTTGCAATGCCCTGGAATGTTTTTGCACGGTTTTTAGCTCTGTCTGTAGTAAACATGCCTTTATGTTGTTCGCCATGTTTGTGACTGTAGCTCCCGCTCGGACACCATGTAGCAACAGGCTCCACAACATTTGTCGATTCAAGCGGCGGCAGTCCTTTGAGCCACAAGCAGGTTTTCTTGGTGTAAGGATGGCCGAATTGATACGGCTGAATGGCCTGCGTGTACGGCGGCAGGCAGAATACTTTTGATGGAACAGGGTTCTCAACGCATATAAGTGGTATGTCAGCCCACCAAAACCGCATAAACAAGTCCCTGCCTTGAATGCCAAGCATGACTCTGTCTGACTGTAGTTCATGGCCTTTCCACAAGTGCCTTGCGCCAGCGTTTGATAAGTAAGTGCAAGGTGGGTGTGCAATCAGCAAATCCCACTTGCCTACATCATGAGCCTTGCCGTCCATCGTTACGATTTGCCCCCCATCGATTGCTTTCAGGGCATCACCTAAAATATGCCATTCCGGGTGTCCTCCAGACGGTTCCTGGATGTCACAGCTGTACGCTTCATGTCCGCGTTCTCGGAACGCCTTGCAGACTGTCTGCGATTCTTCACAGGCAACTAATACTTTCACGGTGCTATCTCCTTTACTTTCGCGTAAAATTTCTCGCTGTACAAAATGTCCAGCAGGCGGGGATTTTGGGTGTAACCTGCGGTGCGCAGGGCGGCTTCGGCGTTCCAACGTTTGGAATACAGTCGCTTGGAGTGGGTAATGTCGCCGGTAGAGCGGGAATAGGTGAGTATCTCATACTTCATCGGTGTGCAGGGCCTCTTGCATGTGCTTTTTCGCGCTGTCCATAATAACAGCGGCATTTTCAAGGTTCACTTTAGCGGCGCTGTGCAAATTTGCTGCATAGGCAAGATCGGCAGACGCAAGCTTGAGCAGAAAATCCTTGTCAGACATTTTTTGTCACCTCACAAAACAGATGGAATGGCTTGGCCCATGCGTAGTCAATTTGACCGCAAGCGCCGTGCCGGTTCTTTACAACCTCTAAAACAACGTCGTTTTCGCCGGGCGGGTCGAGTTCATACTTTTCGCGCTCTTTGGTATACTGACCTGGGTTAATGGCAAGAATCATATCGGCATCATGTTCGATGGTGGCAGAGCCGAACATATCGGACATTTTTATCATGCCTGTATCGGCGGCTCTCGCGGCCTGTACGAGCTCGATGATGCAGATATGATATTTCATGGCAAGCTGTTTTAAACCGCGTGTGAGGGCTGCCAGCTCGTCGTTACGCTTTTCTTTTGCGTTGGGCGGTGCTACAAGCCCCAGATGGTCGATTACAACGACTTCCGGCTTGCGGTCCTTGATGGTCTGTTCGACATCGGACAGCCCGGCAAGGCTGGAATCATCCAGAATGAGCTTGTATCGCTTTTTGAGAAGTTCGGCATCTTCGGCAATGTGCTGTGTCTCTTCCGGCGTGAGCCTGTGGTTGGCAATGCGGGTGGAATCAATTTGCTCCCACCGGGAGAAAATGACGGTGTAAAGCTGTTCGCGGCTCATCTCCAAAGACTGGTACAGCGTGAGCGTGTTTTGGGATATTTGGCACGCAATTTGCAATGCCAGGGTGGATTTGCCCTTGCCGGGGCGGGCCGAAATGACCGTGACGCCGCTGCGGGCCAGCCCGCCGGTGAGGGCATCCAGCTTACTGAAGCCGGTCTGGATGCTGTCACTGGGCTTTTGCAGCCAGTTGAGGAAGTCGTTGATGCCGTCGGCAAAATCTTTGGCGCTCTGTTCCTTTTGGTGCGCCATGATATACTGTTGGCGTTCCACGATGCGGAACAGTTCGGCGCTGGTAGCGTCGGCGTCCTGGTCTTGCGCGAGAATCTTTTGCAGTGCGGCGGTGAGTTCCCGCTTGCGCCAGCCATCCATCACGCAGTTGATGTAGGTTCGAAAGCCGGTTACGGAGGGGACAGTCTCAACGCACTGCACGGCAAGCGATTTCATGGCGGGGCCGCATTTGGCGATCACCGAGACGGTGTCGGCACGCTGGCCTTTTTCGGCAAGGTCTTTACAGAGCAGGAAGATGTTGCCCAAGTCTTGCAGTTCGAACATCTTGTAGGTGAGGGATGCAAACGCGTCGTCCTGCAAATCCGGCTGGATGAGCATGATGCCGATGACGGCTTTTTCAGCAATGGCGGTATTCATTCGACATCCTCCCAACCGATGATTTTAGGGACAACGCCGTTGATGCGTTCCTCCCGGGTGTACTCCCGGTCGAATATCGGGCGGCGGGGTTTCTCCGGTGTTGCGGGTTTTGGTGGCCTGGATGCTTCATCCTGCCAGCGCTTTTGATTCAACCAGGTTGCCGGGTTGGGGATATACTGACCGCCATCCTTCGTCCACTGCGGGGTGGTTTTCAGATAGGCAAGGCTGGACAGGATAGCGGACAGTGTGGCGTCGTCCTGGACAAGGGCGGCAAACTTTTTGCAGGCGTCTGCCTTGCCAACTTTCTTTGGGTAGGCAGCCCAGAACTTGGTGAAAGCAGGGGAATCCGCGTCGGCCCCTTGGGGGGTATTGGGGGTATTCTTAACTTCTTTATTCTTTTTTATATTAGGGTCTGTGTTAGCACTGTGTTGGTTCTGTGTTACCTGTTTGTTAGCTTCTGTGTTAGCGCATTGGTAGTCGCTGTAGTTATTTACCGTAAATACGCTAAATTTCCCGTGTTCGCACTGTGTTATTTCCTGTGTTGATTTTAGATGGATTATGGCAGTACGAACGGATTGAACACTTATACCAGTATCTGTTGAAATTTGGCGAATAGAGGAAACGGCCTGACCGGGTTCTAGTTGGACGCCTTTGTAGTAGCAAGGCTCATAGCAAGCCAAAAACAGCAAGTGCAGAAACACGCATTTTGTGGGGGTATCGGTATACCAGCCCCACTTCATCATGCGGCGGTACAGCTTTATGTAACCCTCGTTGGCCATTTTTCAACACTCCATGTAATATTCAGCGACGCGGCACAGTCTGCCGTATCGGTTGCGGCGCTGTACCATGCGGGAGGCTAACGGGTATCCCCGGCGCTTGATATCCGTGATGCGGGAGGCAAGGCGGCTGCACCCGAAATCTTCCAGTGCGTCCAGGGCGGTCAATGTGCCGCCGGATTCCAGCACGGCCAGAATCTGGTCAAGCTGGCTCGGCTGCTTTCTTTCATTCATGGTTTTACCTCGACAGTAAATTGAGAAGTGCGTGAATTCCACGCAAACGGTCGTATCCAAGAATTTTGCCTGTTCCAGCCCAAAACTGAAACAGTTTTCCATCTGACTTTCTTTTGCAATGGAAGTGCCCGATTTGCTCGTTTTTCAGAACAAATTCGATATTATTCAGTTCAAACTGGTTGATTGCGTATGAAATTCGGTCTGGATTTTTTGCAACCCGTTTCCTATGAACTTCTTCGGCATAAAGGTGATAACCGCCGTCAAAAGTCTCTGCAGGGTCATTTTCGCGCTAAGCCTTTGTCATCTCTCTGTACCTCGCGCCTCAAAACGGCAGATCGCCGTCATCTTCAATGAGGGCGTAATCTGCATCGGGTTCACACTGCGTGCGCTGTGAGGGGGCTGCGGGGCGCTGTGCGGCGTTCTGCGGGGCGGGGCTGGTACTTTCCTTGCTGCCACAGAAATTCACGTTCTGGGCCACGATTTCAACGGCTGTGCGGTTCTGGCCGTTCTTGTCCTGATACTGGCGCGTCTGCAAGCGGCCATCAATGGCAATGAGGGAGCCTTTGGGGAAGTATTTGCAGACAAACTCGGCTGTCTTGCCCCAGGCGGTGACATCGAGCCAATTTGTCTGGCTCTGACCGCTGGCATCCTTTTAGCCAGAATCGTTGGCGATGCGGAAAGAACAGACGGACTTGCCGCTGTTTGTGGTTTTGAGTTCCGGGTCTTTGACCATGCGGCCAATAATAGCAACAACATTCAACATAGGTTAGTCCTCCGTAATATCGAGATAGTTTTTATAGAAGCGGCGGCGGAAGTCGTCGTGGTTCCAATGGTAGTAGGCTTCGGCAAGCATTTGGCCTTGTTTGTGGTAGTTGTCTTGCAGGTTGCCGCTTAAATGAATGGCGGCGTGGCAGGCGGGGCAAACGTTGACCCAAAGGCCCAGAGCCTTGCTTGCGCTGCGGCGGGAACCGCCGAAAATCTCATGCCGGGCGGTTTCCCCGAATCGGTCACAGCTAAAGCAGCGGAACGACTTGTGTGTGAACAGCGACGGTGCATAGCCGTTCTTGTCCAGCTTAACGCCGTATTCGTTATACTTTTTCTGGCGCATCGTCTGTCAGTCCTATCAGTTTTGCGATTTCTTCCGGGGTCATGGTGGGGATGCCCTGCTGCTGGCATTCCTGCACGATCATTTCAATGAGGCGGTGCATCTGGGAGGGGTCGAACTGGGAAGAGCCGTACCAGCATTGCAGATTGTAGAAAGTCCCCTGCGGGGTGGTCATTTCATCGAGCTTGTGCACCTGCCAGCCCTCGCCCTTACTCTCCCAGCCATTTTTGAACGCCCTTGCAGCATCGGCGCGGAGGGTGACAAGGGCGGAACTGCCGCCGATGTCGCGTATCAAATCGCGGTAAATATCCAGTACAGGGCGGTTGATTTTGGCGGCAAGCTGGTTCATGAGCGTCCATGCGTAAGCGTTGGCCGAGAGGCTGCGTCGCTTGGTAGCAATACCAAAACTGGAAATAATTTTCTGCGCTTTTTCCTGCGCGGTTGCAAATATTGCGCGGAACATATTAGCGTCGTCCGCAGAGGAAAACTCAATGACGTATTTCATTGGGTCGATGGGGATCACTGATTTCAGAACTGCTTTCATTTCCACGCCTCTGCAATCTGCTGGCCCTTCTTCCAGTCCTCTGCCGTGAAGTCCTTAGAGGGTTTGCCGATGGTTTCCGCGATGAGCTTCCACGCATCGGCTTCATCGGCGTTGTTCTTCTGGCAGTAGGATTTGACAGCACGCTGGCACTCGGCGCGGGCGGCGCGGGCAGCGGCTGCGTTGGTGTCGCGCTGTGGTTCGGCGGTGGTCTGGTTGTGGTATTCATCGCTGTCTGGGTCTTTGGTATCGTCAATGCAGAATAGGCCGTTTAGGGCGTATTTGCGGGCGTAGCTGGATGCCGTGCCGGTGATCTGCGCACCGTCCATGCCTTTCTTGGTTTCATCTTCACGGGCCAGGGCGGTGGTGCTGGCGGCGTTGCCGTCTTTATCCCGCACTATGGCGGTGGCCTTGATGTAGTACCGGCTGCCGATGAGAATGACTTCATCCGAGACTGTCAGGGTGCAGCCATGCTTGGCGCAAAGAGGCTTCGCGGCCTCGAGAATGCTCTCCGCGTTTCGGTACTTATATTTACCGAACGAGTTGTATAGGTTCTTGGGGGCTTTGAGTTCCACTTGAATGTTGGACAGGGTTTCATAGATGCTCATTAGATGGCTTCTCCTTCCGGGTCGGGGGTGGTGAGGTGGATGCGGTAGCACTCCGGTGGGCAAATATGCTCAAGCGGAACGGCACGAACTACAGGCTTTTCAATGTATTCACCATCCACGAACGTAAAAATTGTCATGTTGCGGCGACTGCCGCTGGAAAAAAAGCGCAGCTTAAAAGCATCTTCCAGCGCTTCAATTTCCTCTTTTGTAAGGCTAGACAAAGTCGTTCCAAATCCTGTTATGCTGTAGATTCGTGGGCGATTAGCCACATACTTTACAATTTTTGCTACCGATAAAAGCTGCGAGTATAATTGTAGCGCGATATTCGCTTTTTCTAATTGTGTCATCTGTCATCCTCCATGCAGGCAGGTTCTCCCCAGGCATCGTCCTGGGTGATGCAGTTCTCACATCCAAGAACCTCGTTGCCTTGCTTATAAATGATGGTGCATTCTTCGCCACATACCGGGCAGCGGGGGCGGCGGGGTTCGTCAGGCGGGAAGGGGTTATCTTGATGCCCCCAGAAGCTAGTCATTCGGACACCTCCACAAGGTCGCCGTTTTTTAGCTTGTACCAGGTGTCAGGCTTGACCGTTACGCCGTCCACTTTAAAGCACTGCACATCTTTACGATGCCAGTTATAATTTTCATCTTTAGCCCATTCTGCCAGCACAAGCCAGCATCCTAAAACGCCTTTTGCTTTGCTTTCAATGCCAAGTGCAGCAGCAACGCTTTCTTTACCCGAGACATCTGCCTTGGAGTAGTCGCCCGTGTTGGTGGACGCGGAGCAGTCGCCCGTGTTGGTGGACGCGGAGTAGTCGCCCGTGTTGGTGGACGCGGAGCGGAAGCCCGTGTTGGTGGACGCGGAGCAG